GCGACTGCACTCGACTATGCAATGATTGCCTGGCTCTGGGTTTAATCAAAGCGGATAACAAATATCTGTTTGGCCACAATGAATGCATGTTGTTTTTCGTTCAAGAACTGAATATTCTCCAACATCGACCAGGTATTCTTCAATGATTAGCCATTCTTCGATATCGAATTCAAATGAAGCACAGCAATCATGCCCATCCATATCTTCTGCGTCGCATGGCAAACTCATTCTTCTTCATCTCCACAGCCTGATCCATCCCAAAAATGGCAATAAATTGGTTGACCTGTAATGAATGCAAACATATCATGGCTGTATTCAAATGAATGCCACATAAATTCTCTGCGACCACATACACAACGACCACGCATCTTTCTAATCTGTTCAACAACATCGGGTGCCAGGCTCATTCAAATTCCTCCAACTTTGTTTGATTCATGGCGGTTGCGATTAGATCGTCAACAGTTTGTTCAAACTCAGGGTCAATTTGCGTCGCATAGTCGTGCAAAGCACTGGCAAGATGCTGTGCGGCGTGTGCCCAGCGTATGCGAAGCCGTGCTTCTTCGGCCAAACTTGTGCCGTGTTGGTAATTTCTAAGGCCAATTCGCACCCACATAGAGAAATTCTCCATCCTTTCGGCGATTTTGGCTGTTTCAGGCGTCAATGATACCATCTTTTGGACCTTCATCGAACCATCCGAGCGGGTTCTATGGTATATACATACTGGCCGTTTAGTAGGATTTGAGTAGAAACGCCTAAAGCGGGTGGCTATTCAGGAACGGGTGGGTGAGCGGGGAGGTAACATGTCGAACGTGCCTCACCTGTAATCAAGATAGAATCCAGGGATTGTTTGGTGATCGTGCCTTAGGTGTAAATTATAAACCGCACCTATCATGATAGGGTTTGGAGGACAGAGTCGACCTGTGCATTCAATATCAGAGAAAACTGTCCTCCACCCTAAACAAAAAAGTGATCATTATGGCAATTAAGAAATCATCCGACCTAATCAACATCAGCGGAACTGTAACAGAATCCGCAGCAAACACCTTTACAGAACTTGAGGTCAACCTCGACCTCGACCCATTGAATAGGGAAGTATTCGTCGTTACTGATGTTTCCCTAGATCCATTTACACCCGACGCATTGCCTGCGACGATTACACAATCAGCAATTTCAGTATGTGCAACTTCTCAGACTGCTGTTCAAAACATCTCTGAGCCACGTTGTATGTCCAACGTTCTTGACCGCATCTATGGTGGTGCGGCTGAATTTAACTTCGCTCGTATTGCACAACCTACACTAATTGCAACTACTGGGACAAGTTCCGACTACATCGGCATCATCAGCACTCCAAACTTTTTCGTTCAATGTGCAGGACTCAACAATGCAACCGCTAAGGGTGGCGTATTCCGTGTTACTGGCTATCGTGCTCGTGCCGACGCTGATACTTACGCCGCACTTGTCGCATCTGAAGTCCTCAGCGTTTGAGTCTGAGGTGATCGCATAGTCAAGATACATGGCAACTACTGCGGTCCTTCATGGACACATGGTCGTGCCATCGATGCTGAGGATTATGACCTCTATCCTGAGGTCCAACCTATTGATGCCCTGGACCGAGCGTGCCAGGCACATGACAAAGACTGTTCAAAGGGCGGTTGTTCGAAGAAGGGGGATTCACGCCTCATTCGTCGGGCGCTTCTTGTCGCTGGAACTACATCAAACCCCCAGCTTCGAACAACCGCTCTTCTTGTAGCTGCAGGAATATCTGCAGCTCGACCGTTTAGGAGTAGATGAATATGGATCAGAATGAACAACTTATGCAATTGCTTATGATCATGAATCCTGAAATGGCTCAGATGATGCAGCTCATGAATGGAATGAACCAGGTGCAGAACCAGGACCAACCAAAGAAAAAGAGATCAACAGCGTATCAACGAAAATACAAAGCTGCATTCAAGAAGATACAGAAGCGATACAAACTCAAATCTGGAAAGTGGAAGAAAGGTGGATTTAGATCTGCAGTTCGAGAAGCTCACAGACTCGCGAAGAAAGGTGGTAAGAAATGACAACTGAAACTGAAGCTAAAACTGAAGAATCTCAATCTCGAACAGCACGATTTGCTCAATGGCTTATGGATCGTGATGCAAAGCGAGAAGAAAAAGAGTCGAACCTGGAAGGACTCATGAAGTTCAACATCTTTCTTTCAACTATTACACTGGTATCTGTGGCTGGTGCGACTGCACTCGACTATGCAATGATTGCCTGGCTCTGGGTTTAATCAAAGCGGATAACAAATATCTGTTTGGCCACAATGAATGCATGTTGTTTTTCGTTCAAGAA